GTTGAGCATTGGGAATTGATTGAGCCGAAGATTCCGATCTGCGAGGACGGCTACCGGCGGAATGATCGGTGCAGCGAACACCGTGAGAAGTCCCTTGGCATAGCCAATCGCAGGCGGGAGGCAGCACGAATCGCAGCACTAGCGAAGCACTCACGCATGCCTCACGCATGCGAAACGGATGCGTCACGCAGGGTATCGGGATCGGGATCGGGATCGGGATCGGGATCTGGGATCGGGAGCGAAATCAGTCAAACACACTTGCTCAACGGCGATGCCGTCGAGCGTGGTTCTGTTTCAGGCAATAGTGAAACGGGCCGGCGACGGCTGCGGATGCCAGATGGCGCGCTGGATCGACTCTGGAACCTGTTTCCACGCCGGGTGGGCAAGGCTCGGACGCTGGCCCTGCTGGACCGGGCAATACGCGAATACGCGACAGAGCAGGATCTGGATGATCTAGACGATGCGGTGGAGGTGTTCCGCGAGCACATCGTTCGCATGGCTCACCAATACCGCAGCACCGAGCAGCAGTACATTCCGCATCCAGCGACCTGGATACATCAGAAGCGATACCTTGACCCCGTACCGGAGGACACGCGATGACACCCGATGGATTCGACGCGATCAGGCAAGCATTCCCGAAGTCCAAGTGGGCTTTCGATACAAACAAGGGCTATCAGGAAGCGTTCACGCTGCTGAAGCCATTCAGCGACGAGGAAGCCGCGTCGGCGATCAAGAACATGCGTTCGACGCTAGGGCGAAGCAGCATCACCGCAGACGAGTTGCAGCAGGAAATCCGCCGGCTGCGGCGACGATCCGAGGTCAAGGCCGAGGCCGAGCGAGCCGCGATTGACGAGGGCGAGGTGGAACGCGACCGGAAGGACATCATGCGCCTGCTCGTGCTGGCAACCCGCGAGGAAATCGCCGCCGGCGTGGCCTATGCCAGGTCGGTGCAGGCGATCACGGCAGAGCCGCTTCCTTCCGATGTCACGGAGTGGAGCAATTTCACCCGCGGCATCGTCTGGGCCGCAATGCAGAAGCAGGGGGTGTTCCAGTGAAGAATCCTCAACCCACAGATCCGCCGACCGAAGAAACATCACAAGTCCAGATTCCGTCCACGCACGGCGAGTGTGCGAACCCGGTTGAGGCTGCGCTCTGGCGAGCCTTGCGCGAGGCGCGGCGTGAGCGGGACGAGGCGAGGCGCTGGTTCTGCCAGCATGTGGAACTGCCGCTGGGAGGCGACGGAACACTTGTTGCAAAGGGACATGGATGGGACTGCTTCCGCGATACGATTGCCGAGGGGGATAAAGGGGGCATTGCGCCATGATCGTGCGGCTGACCTTTGAAGAGGTGCATGCGGCATCCATCGCCGGCCTGCGGAGGGAACTGAAGAACTACTGGGAGGGAGTGCCCGACCTGTCGCCACCCAAGCAGGGCGAGCGGGACGGGTTCTCACAGCAGATATTCGGGGCCATCGCGGAACTGGCGGTATGCAAAGCCCTTGACCGCCATTGGTCTGGCCTGGTCGATTCATCGCGAACCAAGGCACCGGACATCGGCGGCGAAATCGACGCACGCTACAACGCCAACGGCAGGGCATTCGTGAAGGCCCGAGATGAGGATGGCCGGCGGATCGTGTTCGTTACGGGGTCAATGAGGGAACTCCACCTATACGGCTGGATCGCAGCCGAGGACGCGAAACGCAGCGAATGGCTTGCCTACGAGGGAGCCGGGTACTACATCGTCCCCGCCGATCACCTGCACCCCATCGAAACCCTAGAGGGAACGCCAGCATGATCGACCCCATGCAGGACATCGTGCCGATCCTCCTGAACCGAGCCAACAATTTCGGGAAGCCATGCTCGGACCTGCTTCGCCAGGCCGCGGAGATAATCCAGATCCTCCAGCACCACGCGAGGTACGGGCGCTGGCCCGAGGAACCGCCGCCAGTAAGTGACGAATCCGCCGGGCGACTGGAGTAGCATCCGGCCATGACGCTGCCCTCCGAGCGATTCGCGGCCATCGCCAAGACCCGGCATTTCCTGTCGGCCCTGCTTGATGCCAAGCGAACGCCGGGCGTGCCGAAGCCAATCCGAGAAGAGGCCAGACGGTGCATGAAGCACTTCCCGACCGCTTTCGACATGGAGGAGGCCATCGCCGGCTTGCGGCTTGCGGCGGAAGTGTTTACCGCAGTTGAACCGTTCACCCGCACACGGAGGAAGCGGAACGGCTAGACTGCGGTTGAGTTTGGGTGGGATCGTGCCATGGACGGCACGCATCCCTTGCTCCAAACATCCATCGGAGGCAGGATGCACGCATGGAAGCGCTGCATGTCACGGTAGCCATCCCTCCGCGCTCCCTCTCCGTGAACTCCCGCGTGCATTGGGGGGTGCGGGCCAAGGCCACCAAGAACGCTCGCGTTGAATCCTGGGCACAATGCCAAATCGCCATGCACGAGCAAGGCGTGAAAGGCGGATGGAAGGGGGCGAAGTGCCAGGCGACATGGTTCGCACGCGACAGCCGCAGACGCGACCGGGACAACCTGCTCGGCATGCTCAAGGCCACATTCGATGGCCTGGTCGATGGCGGCCTGCTGATCGACGATGCCGGAATCATCCACTACCCGCTGGTGCTTACCGTCGATTCCAAGCGGCCCCGCGTTGAACTCCAGTTGAAGGAAACCGATGGCACGGCGCGCCAAGAACCGCTCCTCTAACGGCGAAATCATCGCCCCGCCGGCACGCCAGCGCCTGCCTGATAGGCCGCGACGCTGGAGCGTCGAGCATCACGGACGCAATGTCCACGCGGTCAAGATCGCCCGCCCGAACTGCCGGGACTTCAGTCAGTGGATTCTCCTGATCGCGGATAACCACATCGACTCCACGGCGGCCCGGAACGACATCCTCACCCGGCTGCTGGCTGAGGCGGTGGAGCGGGATGCCGTAGTGATCGGGGTAGGTGACCAACTCGACCTGATGCAAAATATCAACGACAGGCGGGCCAGCAAGGCGGCGCTACGAAGCACGCTGTTGAGCGACAACTACTTTGATCGTGTGATCGACCAGGCGGCGGACCTGCTCGCGCCATACGCCAGCCACATCGCGGTCCTGGCCGATGGAAACCATGAGACAGCATGGAGGCGGCATCACGAGACTTGCCCCACCACGAACCTAGTCCGGGCGATCAAGGACCGGGCACACTCGCCCATCGGTGCTGGCGGGTACGGCGGCTGGATCGTGTTCCAGATCAAGTTGGGCAACCTGAACATGACCTACCGCGTGCGCTACCAGCACGGCACGGGTGGCGGCAACAGCCCTATGACGATGGGAATGCTTGATGCCCGGCGCATGTATTCGTGGATCGAAGGCGCGGACAGCATCATCATCAGCCATAACCACGCGAGCAATGTCGCCGGCATCGCACGGGAATACCTGTCGACACAGAACGGCATCTACAAGGTCGAGACAAGGTACGCCGATTTCATCCGGGTTGGAACCACGAAGGCGGCGTGGGAGAAGTCGATGGGCGCGGCGGGGTGGGAAGTGGAGAAGGGGTTTGGACCGTCGCCCATCCGGCAGAAGTGGGTGAGGCTGTACCTGCAATGGGAGACAAGCACCGGTCACGGCAAACCGAAGATCGCGTGGGATGTCCACGATGCGCAGTGAGGCTCGGCTAACGATCAATGGCCGCAAGTGGCGTATCCGCCTGCTGCCGGCCCGGTCACTGCCCCGCGGCGTGCTAGGCGACTGCGACACTCCACCAGGGCCACACCCCACGATCCGAGTCCGCAGGTCGCAAAGCCAGCAAATGCTCACGGATACGCTCGTCCACGAGGTACTGCACGCCAGCCTCCCGCAACTTTCGGAAGAGGCTGTGACGCAGGCCGCGACCGATATAGCCCGCGCACTTATCTCTTTGGGGTGGCGTAGGCGGTCGCTACCATCCCCGCAGGTGTCCAAATGACCGAGATGACAGAAACCAAGTTGGGCCGCGCGGTGAACTTCCAGACGCTCCTGCAAGGCGTGCAGACCGTGGTGCTTCTGGGTTCCATCGCCGGCGTGTTCCTCATCATCGGGCGACGGGATGCCACCCTAGACAACCAGGGCGAACGCATCCGCGAACTCGCCACCATTACCGCAGACCTCGCGAAGGCGATTAGCAGCCTGTCCGCAAATGACCGAGAGTACGGGGCGAGGCTCGACGGCATCGCCCGCCGCATCGATCAACTCGAAAGGAAGCCATAATGCCCCACTCATTCATCTCCACGGAGCAGCCCCAGAACCGCAAGGCGCTCGTAACCATCGATTCCACCTCGTACCCCGCCGCATCGCCCACGCTCACCGAGCCGGCCAGCAGCGGCCAGTCTTCCGTGATCTACGGCAAGGGCACGGTGTACCCGAGCCTGCTGAAGGTGGTTCCCTTCCACGAACTCGACAATGCCACGAGCCTTGGCGTTCGCGTGATCGGCTGGAACCGCTACAAGGACACCGGAGGCTTCCTGTGGGTTCCCACGCTGCTGGCCGATGTCACCCCCGCCTACAACGCCACGGGCGGCAGCATTCCCGCTGAGGACATTGACGGTACGGAGATGCACTTCTTCTCCAACCTGACGGTTGCGGGAGGCGTGCCCACCGTGAACCTCTACAGCCCAGGCACGGGTGCGGCTGCGGGAACACCACCTGCCCATTTCCTCGTTGATACGGTCGGATGCGAGATGGTAATGCTCCAGTTCAAGAGCAGCGGCACCAGCGACATGGGCGCGCTCTGGTACACGATCTGACCGATGCGAACGCGACCCATTGACCTACCCCGGCGGATTCGTCGGCCTGGCATGTTCGCGGGCGGCGACGGCTCCACGCTCTCGCTCGACTTCACCACGATGAGTGGTCTGGACTCGCGGTTCACCTTCACGCGGGCGAGTACGGCGACCTTCATCAACTCCAGCGGTCTGGTGCAGTTTGCGAATGCGAACCTGATGACCTACAGCAATCCACGGCAAACGGGTACGGCGTGGGGAACTGTTGGTACGGTCACATGGGGCAGCAGCACGCTGACCGATCCGACCGGAGGGTCAAATGCACAATCAGTTACATTTGGAACTGCTGCCTCCGCAATGTTCAACACAAGCGGAACTACCGTTGTGTCGGGAATCACGCACACATTCTCGGTATGGCTGCGATCCGCGACCGGAACAACCACTGTCCGCATTGGTGACGCGAATGTCGCTCCAGTTGCAACCGTGACGCTCACCACGACATGGCAGCGATTTAGTTGTCAATACACGACCTCTGGTACGAATGACGGTGGAGCGATTTACAGTCAGACCGGAACGCCCAGCGCGGAGTTCTATGTGTGGGGCGCACAGGTCCAGCCCGGTGCTGTGGTTGGTGATCTGATCGAAACCTCCGGCACTATTGATCGAAATGTCCCCCGCTTCGACCACGACCCCACCACGCTCGCACCTCGCGGGCTGCTGCTGGAGGGCAGTGCGACGAATCTGCTGTGCTGGAGCGAAACCTTCGCCACCTCTGGCGGCGCGACGAATTGGTTCTACAACCTGAACACTGTTTCGTCGGAATCAGAAACCAACCCTGCTGGCGGTGCGACATCAATTCAATTTCGGGAAACGGGCGGCAGCGGTCCACTCGGTCAAAATGTTTCAGCACCATCCACGGCTCTATACACATTTAGTGTGTGGGTTCGCGGGTCCGTCTACAATGGCGTGACCACGACGCAATGTAGGCTTGCGATGTTTGACGGTTCTGTATATGTCACCATATCCATCAGCAAACTTTCAGGACCGGGCAGTGTTTCGGGAACGCAGTTCGGGTCGGTTACGGGCCTGTCATTGACAGAATGGACAAGGGTACAGATCACGACTGCGGCTACCTTCACTGCTGGAGCCACATTCGGACCCCGTATCTTTTCGGGATCTACCGCGTTGGAAACAGATGCATCGGTACTGGTCTGGGGCGCACAACTCGAAGTCGGCTCCGGTGCCTCCTCCTACATCCCGACGGGTGCAGGCACCGTGCAGCGGGCGGCGGATGTGTGCAACATGACGGGAACAAACTTCTCATCGTGGTTCGTTGACGGATCGCCTTACTCCATGCTGTTCAAGTATTCGATGAACAATCCGAGTGCTTGGGCTGGAACAAATGTAGATCGTGGCGTGGGCCTATTGAGCAACAATTTCAACAATCCCCGCATGTTCATCAATGCCGCATACCGCGTTGTATCTGGCTCTGCCGCCATCGGGCGTTTCGTTCGCGTGTACGACTCCGGCACGCTTGACATGCCGACCGCGCCAGATCCGCTGGCGTCGGCCAATAATGTGGCACTAGCGTTCGCGGTCAATACTAATGATTCCGCTGTCTACGGTTCAAATCAGATCATTGGTACTGATTCGTCCAACACACTCTTGACGGGATACAACCAGTTCGCAATCGGGCGCACCGGAGGCTCAACACAGCACATCAACGGCTGCATCAGTCTCATCAAGTATTGGCCGCAGCGATTGCCAAACGCCACGCTGCAAGGACTCGTCGCATGATCGACTACTACCTCCGCACCGACACCGAGGCACAGATGCGCGCTGCGTTCGCGGCTGCGGGTATCAACATCCTCAACGAGGACGGCGGCGTGACCGATGGCACGGTGACCGACTACGAGGGCACGCGGCTGGATGTCGGCTGGCTCGGCCCCGTCACCATGCAGATCACCACGGGCGACGATCCAGACATCGTGGAGGAACCCGTTGTGGACCCGCGATTCCACGCGAACCTGCGCGTGTCGGGTGAACTGCCTCAGGAGGTGCTGGACCTGCTGCCGATCCTCGACCCGGCACCGAGTCAGCCGGTGAGG